TGCGGAGCCTTATCTCTCGACCACCTTGTCATGGTCCTTCAGCGTCCCCTCTGCGATCTCTACCGATGTCACCACCTTTTTGACGTCAGGCATATCCGCCACTTTGGCGATCTGCGCCGTCTTCGAGTTCGCCACGAACGACCAGATCATCGCACCGAGCAGAATTATACCAACAAGCGTGTTGATCACCATGTCGGTCATCGGTCCGACCAGGTCAGCCGCAACAAGCCCGCGCGCGCTGAACCATGCCACCACGCTCGGAACAAAAATGCGCAGCACCCCGGTGAGCTGTTCCTTATCCATCAGGCTCCGCTACTTCTTTGTTTTTACGCTCGTGCTCCTCAATCGCGGCATCGACAGCATCCCGATAGCGCACGAACAGTTCGATCTCCGTGCGCAGCGCCTTGATCCGATACCCGGTCAATCGCTCGGCGGCTTCGCTGATGACATTAGGTGGTCGCCTCACCATTGCAGCAGCGAGCGTCCATGCCCTTTGTAGTTTGGCTCATAGAGCAGCCAATCAGATCGCGCCTTGAGATAATTGTTTTCCAACAACGTCACCTTCTGCTGCCAGGTTGTCTGGTCGTCCTTGCAGTTTCCCCACGCCGAATAGACCATCTCACCCGACGACACCCAGCGATTGTCCCCAAGCCGGACCACCTTGCTCACTTCACACGTTGCGCGTGGACTTCGTAGCTGATGCTTCTCTACCTGCAAAAAATTGTCGCCTGCAAGGCAGCCGCCACGGGAATAGATCAAAACATCAGGCTCGTACTCCCAGCGCACCACCCCACACCAGAGACCTAAGACCAACGCTGGTAGTTCGGGAATCATTTGCCACCCATCAACGTCTTGAGGTGCTCCCAATCCAGGTCGACGCATTTGGCCAGCAGCCTCTGCGACTCGGCATTGGCCTTGTAGACCTGCTCCATCGCGTTGCCGCCGGTCCAGAAGATATAGGCCAGCAGTGCAAAGTTCATGACGACTAGCGCCAGCGCGAGCGGCTGCGTGCGCATGATGTCGAAGAAGCCGCCGACGGCCTTGCCGGCTTCGCCGACTGCGCTCACGGCAGCTCCGACCAGTGCTCGAACCCGAGCCAGCCCAGAAATGCGAGCGCCAGCAGGATCACGACAACGACCGCGATCCAGGGCAATGCCGCTCTGGTGTTTGGGGTCATAGCGACGAACTGTAGTTGCAATTCAATGTGTCACCGTTCACCACCGCCTTGTCGCCGGTCGAGAACGTACCGGCCGACCACAGCACGCCGGCGGTGTTGTCCTTGGTGTTGAGCGCGCCGCTGCCGTAGCAGAGGAATGCGCCCTTGACGGTTCCTGTACCGGTGATCGCGAACGACAGCGCCGCCGACAGCGCCTTGGCCCCCGAGGCAGCGGCCGACCAGGCCGCGGTCTTGCGATTGCCGGAATAGGTCGGCGCATTGGTGCCACCGGCCTCGAGCCAGCCCGCATGCGAGGACATGGTGTCGCCCGCCGCGACCGCCGAATAGGAGACCGACGAGATCAGGCCCATGTATGGCCCGGTCACGGTGTAGGTCGAACCGGCAAGGAAGGTGTCGAGCGCCAGGTTCTTGCCGACGGTCGCGACCACGTTCTCGATGGTATCGCGCCATTTGAGCTTGCCGTCGGCGCCGATGCACTCGATCTCATAACGGCCATGCGCGTCGGCGCATTCGTCGAGGCCAGTGCCACGAATTACGGATGCGTCGTTGCAGTCGCGCGCGTGTGCGCGTTCCTCAGTCATTGGATTTTCTCCTAGTTGGTATACGTGATGATGATGACGCCGTTGGCACCATTGCCGCCGTTGCCGAAGACGCCGGCATTCGCCGTTGCCCCACCGCCGGCACCGCCGCCGCCATAGACGCCACCAGCGCCGCCCACAGACGCGCTTGATCCCGCCCCACCACCTGATCCCCCGCCGCCGCCACCACCGGGCCCGGCAATGCTACTGTCGGAAGTCTGTGTCCAGCCTATGCCGGCGCCGCCGGCCCCACCGGGTTGCGCTGTGGTAGCACCAGAAAAAGTGCCACCGCCGCCACCACCACCCGAACCATGTGAGCCAGCACCGCCCGCAGTTGCCACGCCGGCTGTGATGCTGCCTATTCCACCTGCACCGCCCGCAGTACCATCAAAGGCTTGTCCGCCGGCGCCACCACCGCCGGCCCCTTGCTGCTGCGCTGCTGTGCCAGTTGATCCATCCGATGCGCCGCCACCCGCGCCAGACCAGAAGTTGCCAGTCGTCCCGGCTGCAGCATTCTTGCCGACACCATTCTTGCCGCCAGCACCACCGCCACCGCCGCCGCTTCCCGAAGCCGCTGCCCCACCACCATTGCCGCCGGCAAATGCGCCAGTGACCGGCGTACAGCCCCCGGAAAGACCACCGGTCGAACCAGATCCGGCGGTCGCAATAACCGTCGAACTGGCGGTGTCGAAAATCGTGTTTGTCCCATTGGAAGCTGTGGTTTGACCATTGGTCGTCTTGCCCGCGCCGCCCTGGCCGATTTGAATTGTTACCGAAGCGCCGCCGGACAATGCGACATTGGATTTTGTTGCGTATGCACCGCCACCGCCACCAGCACCTGATGACGTGGCACCAAATCCAGCCCCACCACCAGCGCCGCCGCCAATGCATTCGATCTTGTTATTCGAACTGTTGAAATCGAACGGCACGGTCCAAGAGGTGCCGCTGGTCAAGACGATAACGGTCGTGCCCGGAATTATGGCAGGAATGTAGGCATCGGGTGCGTCGGCAGATGTGGTCGCCTCGTCGACCGTCGCGGCGAAGGTCAATCCGGCGCTTGGGGCATCGGCCGCGCTCGCCGCCTCGATCATGATCTCGCCGAGATAGGCGTCGACGATTTCATTCACCGAGGCTGGATCGTCGACCAGCGTGGCGAAAACAATATTGCCGGCACCAAGCGAATCCGCCGCCTCCGAAATCTCGGCGAGGTCGGCCGCGATCGCCCGCCGCGGTGGCCGCATGCTGACATTACAGACCAGCATCAGAGGAAGCCTACTGTTCCAACCGCCACCGCCCCGCGCGGAGCGCCACCGATGTCAATACCTTTGCCGCTGTGCGTCCTTGTAAATGCTGCGCCAGACGTAAGGTAAGCCCCACCAGACTTGTCGGCACCGAACGCGGTACAGGCAAACACGCCCTGGTCCGAACCGCTCCCGTCAGTGCTGACCTCGTCGGGTTTGAAGCAGAATGATCCAATATAGCCGCCGGCCGAACCACCCATTGACTGCAACGAAGCCAACAACCCTGGAATAGACCCCGCCTTGAGCTCACCGCTGACAAATACGCCCCCAACTCCATTGTGAAAAAGATAGAGCCCCGCGATATGCTTGCCATTACCCCCGGCTGCGCTTGTGGCCACCGAAATAAAGTCACCAGCGCCGGTTGTTTGCGATGCCGACGCCGCAATCGTGCCCTCGCTTGTGCCGAACGAGCTTGTTGCCGACGTGGCGTAAATCAAAAAGGACTCGTGTACGCCACCAGCATCCGGGCGATATTCCTTGCCGCCGATGGCGATGTATCTTTTGGCCTTTTCATCAAAGGCAACAGCGCAAGCGTAAAAGCCCAGCCTGGGAAAGGCGCCAATGCCGGGATCGGTGCCGGGACCAAATACGAGCTGGGATTTAAAAGCGCTGCCAGTAATAGAGGAATAGATCAGGCCATCACCGTTATGAGAAGCGGTGGCACCTCTACTCGTGCAGACAAAAAGAGTCCCATCGCAACCGCTGATCCCCTGAATAAACTCATAGCCGTTCTCACCGACGGTCGTCGAAATCGACAATGCCCTGAGCCAGGTCTTGCCAAGATCCAGAGACGTATAAACGATGTGATTTTCGCCCTCCTCGTCCTCCATCCAGCCGGCAAAAACGCCCTTCTTCGACCCGCCATCAGGACCAACATCTTTCGGCTTCATGGCGACGACTTCCAACAATGCTGGCACACCGGTGATGGGCGCCCAGGTTGTCGCGTCGTCTACCGATCTCCATACCCCATCTGGCCCGACGCCGACCCATACCTCGTCGACCGTCGCCAATGATACTGCAGGCACCGAGTGTTCGGCTTTCTTCCAGCTCTGTCCATCTTCCGATGCCCACATCCCATCAGCACCGGAATAGAGAAATTGCAGCCCGTCTCCCCAATGAACATTGACGATCTGCGCAAACGGATCGTGTTGAACCGGCATCAGATATCCGTCCGTATGAATGGCAAGGTGACTGACAACCCGGCCGGCTCGGCATTGTCGGATTGAGTAACCCGCAGCCCGTAGGTGTCGCCCTCGGCAAAACCTACTGCGGTGGGGATATTGAACTCGCCGACCTGGCCGCCGGCGGTATCAATCTCGCCGCCCCCCACGAATGTGATGGTGCCGATCTCGGTCCGGTTCCATTCAATGGATATGATGATATCGGTTGCGCCGGTCGAATCGTTGCCGGCATCGAGATAGGCGTAGGTGCGCCCGCTCCCAGCATCGAGTCGCATATTTCGATTGGCGATGCCAACGAACAGCAGCTCGTCGGCTGTTCGTTGGATGCTCCCCGGCACGAAGATCGCCGCGTCATAATTAACATCTCGGATCGGCATCCAGAGTGAATAGAGCGGATTCTGGTCGGTTGATCCATCAGTGGCATTCGGATCGAACGGCGCCGGCCAAGGCGGCGTGGTGTGGTTCTCGAGCACCTGATAGAAGCCATTATCTGCGGTGAACAAATGCCCCGGCATATATGGTGCGCTGTTCGCCCAGTCGCCGACATAGGTGAAAGTCGCGAGCGGCAGTGGAATGACTTGCGATGTTCCATCCGTGTAATGGAACGTCATGCTGTTGCCAGCATAAGTAACAGTATCGATGCGCTTGCCCTCGGCCAAGTCGGCATTGAGCGCGACGACACGCTGATCGAGATCATAGAAATTGCCATCGACTTGCGCGGCAGCGTTCGGCGTGCCGGTGCCGCCACCCCAAGCGCCAGTCGTGACATAGACAATCGTCATTCACTCGCCCCCGGATTCTTGCCCGTCACTCTTTGTAATTATATTCCGCCTTCTAATCTCGATGTTGTCCTTCTCCTGCATCTTCACGTAATTATACACCTCGGTTTCAGGCCCAAAGGGGCGAGGCGGTGCCTCTCCCGCCATCGGTCCCTGACCGAATCCAAAGCTCGGCCTGTTATCAGCCTCTGGCTGTGGCGGCCCTTTCATCCAGACCTTGTTTGCATGCCGGATGTCGACAAAGTTCTTTTTGTTGATCTTGCCATTTTCTTCCTTCTGGTAGACGCGCGCCTCATCTTCACGTCGCTTGATTTCGGAGCGCTGCGATGTAGATGCGCTGGAGTTATAACTCCATTGCAGAGTAAAGGACTTGCCGCCATTGCCGTGGATCGTGGCAAAGCCCTTGTCGGGATCGTCCGCCGGTGGCACCGGCTGGGCTGGCGCCGGTCGTATGTCAGGAAAGACAACCGGCCGGACGATGACTTCAAACCCGGCCATCACGCTGCCTCCAGATCATACCCGGTGGGTATCTTCAGGTCGGTCATTTGGATTTCGTAATTGGTTTCGAATGCTCGCGTCATGCTCTTGAGTTTGAATTTGGCGCGGGTCTCATATTGACGCAACGCAAGTTGAACCGCTGCGTCCCGCGCGGCCACCATGTTTTGCCGTTCTTCGTCACTTGTGGCGACCCCGGCTGGCGGCGGCACGTTCTCATCCGGCGCGGGGCCATGCTCAACAGTGAGTCCCACCTCGATGACATCATCTGCCGTGAGCACAGATAGAAAGTCGATGCCATCATCATTCGGCTCGGCGACCGGCGGGGCATAGCCCACTGACAAATCGAGCGGAAACAGGATCACCCGATTAATGAACACTTGATAATCGGGACCGGTATAATCGATCGTGCAATAGGTCGGATCGCCCTCGGCCGCTGCCACCGTGCCGCCATTGCCGATCGTGCAGCCGATCTTGATCTCACACTTGATCCGGCCATCTGAGCCGTCCAGCGCAACCGAATAACCGATGATCTTGCCTGTTGCTTCGCCGACGCGCGGCTCGGCCAGAAATGCATTCTTGCGCAATGTCACTTCCGGCATGCGCGCGAGCTTGGGTGCAAACGTAATTTCGACTACGCGCGCCCGTTTCATGAGGTGTGCCCGCGCGAATGCAATCAAATGCTCGATGCTTTGGTTGCCGCGCTCGGTTGCGATATAAGATCGGCGCCGCGGATCAACGATCGGCGCCAGTTCTTCCCCGCTGCTCAGATTAACGGAACGGATATCATCGAGGCGCAGGGCCTCGCCGTCCTCGGGATCGGTTAGGATCGGCTGCACGTCGGCAAACAACGTAAACGATACCCGTTCGGTACATTGCCGCGCAGCCTTATAGCCCGCGATCAAAGTCGCCCTGATATATTGCATCGCTATCAGAGAACTATTCTCCGAATGGTTGTGGCTGACGGACCAGCTTGGGTTCTCCTCACTGCCCCACTGAACATTATAACTATCTTGAGTCACGACTGTCCCACCAAACCCGACATCCGCTCCGCCGACATCGACCGAAGACCTTGATTCGCTCCATTGAACCTTGGCGGTGCCGCCGTCATATTCTTCCAGCGTGAAGCTGCCCTGTTTGCTCTCGCTGTGCTGGGCAAAACCGGCCACATCTTGAGCTGTGGAATCCGCTACTTCCCAGCCGTCGCCAAGGCCGGCCTTGTTCTTGGGCCAATCGCCGGCATTCAAAGAGGGGATGGCACCGGATCGCACGCCGGGCCAATGCGAAATAAGGTATGGCGTCAGATCAACGGTGCCGTTCGCCTGCTGCGTCCAGGTATACTCGGCGGTGACATCAACGCGCGAGAGCGGCCCGCTGCTCAGGTTGAGGCCGAGGCCGTCATAAAGCACATCGCCATTCGCGCACAAGAAATCGACCATGCCGTCTTCGCCGTCGATTTCATCCGAGACGGTGACGACATGAGTCTCGCGGTCGAAGTGCCAGATCTTGGTGTAGCCCTCGAGCACGACATCGGGATCGTCGCGCTTGTCCTTGTTGATTACCGCCTCATCGTAGTACGGCAGCACGCGCAACGTATCGGCCAGTGCTTCCTTCTGCGCCACCATGTCGACCGGCTTCGCGACGAACTCCAGCGTGACCAGTTCCTCGAATATGCTGGTTGGAATGCCAACCAGCCGGCCGCGAAACCTGATCAGGTCCGGGCCGCAGTCGAGCGCGAACCAACACCAGATTTTGCGGCCGGGACCGAGCAGCCCGATCGCATCGCCGTCGACGTTGCGCGGCCGGCGGACGACGGCAGTGAGGCTGGCCGGGTCACCCTCGTCCTGCTTGAGCGTGAACGAAAACACGCTCTCGTCCCAGCGCAAATGCTCAGGCCCGAACGTAGTTTCACTGGCATCGATCCAGGCGAAATAGGGCAACCCGGCAGGCATCGCTCAGATAGTCCTCTGCTCGGCCTCGAGCTGCCACGCCACCTCGGCCGCCCATTCGTCGCGCGAGGTATTCCAGGCCGTGACCTTGGCAAGAATGATCAGCACGTCACCGGTCGTGTTGGCAGCACCGAGGCCAGGAATGCAGGTGATGGTGATGTCCTGGCCGGGCCATACGTCGGTGAGCTCGGGCGCCTCGTGGTCGGTGCAGGAGATCGAAACTTTGTATTGCCGGAACTGCGCCAGCGAGATGTCGGCGAGGTCGCCGCGGCAGTCGCGCGCCACGTTCTTTGCCTGGTCGATCGGCTCGAGCGTCATGGTGATGCCGCGCACGGCATATTGCGAGAAGTCGATGTCGTCGATCGCGAGCAGCGTGTAGGGCGGATGAGCCATCAGGAATACCGGCTTGGCTTGCGGCCACCGCTACGGACCTGCGCCAACGCTGCCGCCCGATGCAATTGGTCGACCACGTCGGAGGAAGCGCGCAGGCCGCCGATCGCCGGCAGGCCTGGAAATTGAATGGTGACGTTGCTCATGCCGCCAGCGAGCCCGCCAGCGGCAAAGGCCGGCATCGGGCTGCGCACTAAGCCGCCGAGCTCGAACCGGCCCATGCCGTCAAGCACCCGGCTCAGGTTGCCGCCCGAGCGCCGCAGCGCCTCCAGAAAGGCCAGGACACCAGGCTGTGCCACTGCCCTGGCTGGCATGATGTGCTCGCCGCGCGAGACCCACGCCAGATTGCTGTCGGAGGTGCCGCTGCCACGGCCGCCGAGTAGACCGCCACCTGCCATGCCGCCGCCACCGTCCGCCGCCGCTGGGGCGCTGCCGCCCGCCGGTTTCAACCCGATGGCCACCAGCACCTTGTCGATGAACCTCTGTACCGCCGCGGTGATATCGTTCCACACCCGCACGCCGGCCGCGATCGGATCCCAGTTCCAACCGGCGAGCGTTGATGCAAGAGTGGAAAGCGTGGAATTCGTGGTCTGCGCTGCCGTATCGACCTGCTGCAATCCTTGAGACGCCTGCTGGCCCGCCTGCTGGCCCGCCTGTCCGGTTTGCGCGAGTGCCTCATTGGCCGCACGGACATATTGAGGCAACCCGGTAAAAGGATCGGTTATCAACTGCAATCCTTGCGCGGCTTGCTGGCCTGCCTGCTGCCCCGCCTGGCCGGTCTGTTGCAGCGCTTGATTGGTGGCCGCTGCCTTCTGCTCAGTTTCCGCAAGCTTTTGGTTGACCTTATCTATCTCTGGCGCCAGCGATTGCGTCAGAGAAATGTCTATGGTCGTCTTTGGCGTGATGGTTGACAGAGCGCCTTTCAGCGCGTCCCATTCTTGCTTTGTTGTTGCAATCCGTTTGCTGATCTCGTCGAGTTCCCTCTTCATGAAATCAAAGAGCGGAATCGCGATCGGTGCGATGACATTGGCTTTGAAGTTATCCCATGCCGTGCTCATCTGATTGAGGGATTGCTGCGTTTGAGCGGCTGCAATCTGCTGTTCGCGTGTGAGGTTCCCCGTTGCAGCATTGAATTGTTCAATGGTTAGACTGCCCGTTCGCAAGGCTGCGATCAACTCAACCCCTAGCTTATCTCCCAATAACGAGATCGCTAGATTGGTGCGCTCGACGCTGTCCGGCATTGCCTGCAGTTTTGCAATGATCTGCGGCATGACCTCGTTGAGGGTGCGACCTTGAATGCCCAACCGCTGAAACGCTTCAGCAGTCTTGCCGAGCTGTTCCCCACCTGAAGCCTGGCCAAGCTTAACGAGGGCTTCGCGCGCGGCGTCAGCAGCCGGCCCGACACCCTCTGCCGCCTGCTGCAGGAGCCGCAATTGCGCCGTGCCCTGGGCGCCGAATCCGCGCGTAGCTGCATCTGCCAGTTCATTGAAAGCCTGCTTGACTCGCTCGACATCCATTTGGTCGAGCTGGCTTTTTAACTTCTGCAAACCACTGGTAACGGCTTCACTTGATATTCCGGCCTGCAGAAAGCCTTGCCGCAACTTGTCGAATTGTTGGAATGAAACACCCAGTTTTGCCGCCGCCGCATCGACTTCATTGATCGACTTTGCGATCCCCAACCATGCCTTGGCGATGGCACCGGCAGCAGCAATCAGTGTCCCGATCACAGGCCCTGCTGCGCGACCCAGCGCGACGAAGCCGGTCTCCACCGCGGTGATGCCTTCAACAAGGGTTTCTAGCCGCCCCGCCGATTGCACCGCTTTCTGGATCTTGTTGATCGCGTCGACGCCGGTGACGCCCATGTCCTTGAGCTTTTGCGTCACCTCTTCCGGCTTGATGTTCTTGAAGCCGCCGGCCTGCTCCGCCGACTTGCCGATGTCGGCGAACGCCTTCTGGCCAGCCTCGCCGATATCGGCGAGCTGTTTCGCGATCTCGTCGCCGCCCTCGAGCGCAATCAGGATCGACAGTTTCTCGGCCATGACGTGCTGCCTAATTGTCCTTGAAATACTTGATGAACAGTTGCGCGATCCGCGCCGCGTGTTGCTTGACGATCTCGGTTATGCGCCACTTCTTCGGGATGCGAACCGACGGCACGCCGATATAGAGCGGCTTGCGGTCGCGGTCCTTGTCATTGGCATCGAACAGCATCGGCTTGCCGCGGACAGTGGCCGAGACCAGCTTCTTTCCCGACTGGCTCGCCGTCGGCCCGCCTGGTGTGGTCGGTATCCATAACAGCGGCTTGCCCGCAATGGTCGCGCCATGCTCGAACACGCCGGCGTACCCGTACTTATGAAAGATGATGGCCTTGGCCTGCAGCGACGGCTCGCCGCCTTCCACTGCGCCCACCGTCCGATATTGCAATCCGCTCTGCCACTTCGGCCCGAACTTGCCGGAGCCCGCGATATTACTGCGTCCCTCCTGCACCGCGTTGGCGGCGGTCTCGCGCAACGCCGCGACCGCAGCCGTGGCCACCGGCCGTTGCTTGTCGCGGATCATTTGGAGCCAGCGCGGCTGGTCGACCGTGACCTTGACCTTTAGTTTCGAGGCCATTTGCCAGGGGTCCAAAATTTCAAGCCCTATTATATGAAAGCCGTTCCCGGACGGTCACGCCGTATGGCGTGCTTGATAGCACCTACCGTTCTTATTACCGCGCTACCCGCTGATTTCCTTGAGCGTCTTTTCGATCGCCTTGCTGTCGCCCTGCGTGCCGATGGCGGCGATCGTCAGGGCGTGGGCGCGCTCGATGCGGTCGAGCTTGTCGCTGAATTCGAGATAGGCCACGATCTGCCGCGGCGATAGCGTCATTGCATATTCGGGTGGGAATCCTCGGCGGATGAGGGCTGTAATGGCGACGGCGATTTCCTCAAGCGGACTTTGTATGTCTTTGCTTCCCCGCCCGCCGCGCCGGTGAACCGCTTCACCGTTTCGTCGAGGAAGCCGAATCCGTTTGGGAACGTGATTCCGATGATCGCGGTTACCAATTTCAATTGGTCTTCCAAGAGAAACGCCGTGTCGGCGTACTGCTCATATTTTTCGTCACCGAGATGTCCGCAGCCTGCGGCAATGATCGGGCCGGCCGCAGCACCAAGCTGTTCAAACAATTTCCGCCCAACATCTGCGCCGCCAATACCACCACCAAACAACACTGCAATGACATCAGGAAAACGCACCGCAAGAGATGCGAGAGCATTCGCGCCTAGGCTGTGTACCGACAACCGTTGACCGTTGATCTTGACGACCTCGGCGGCCGTTGACGGCGCGATGTCCAGAAGATCCGCCATGACTGTCCTCATGCCGTTGTCGTTTCGTCCCTGACCGTCCAGACGCCGAAGTTGCCATCGGCGTCTCTCTGCACTTCCGCCTCGATCTCGATCGTCGAGAAGTCGTCACTGTCGGTGATGAAGCTGAAATCGCCGGACGGCACAAACGAAACGGTGGCATCGAAGTCGATTTGCTGGCCGATATCATTGGTGCCGACAAGCTTGATCTCGCCGGTGAACTCTGGTTTCGATAGGCCGCTCAGAGTGGCGTTGCCATCGGTGTCGATGCCCACTCCGGCAAGGGCGAAGAATGCAAGATTTTGTCCTGTGATCTCGTCGAGCGTGAACTTGATCGTTGCGGCAAGCGAGGTGATCGCCGTGAGGTCCTTGGTCTTGACGCCCTCGCGCGACGAGAAGTGCTCCTTCTTCTCGACGTTCGGCGTGTAAACGAACGATGGTGCATTGCCGAGATCGGTATAGGTACTAGCACCGGCTTCCTTGAACGAAACGATTCCTTTGCCGATATGATAATTCTGGACGCTGGGCGACGTGGGCATGGCGGTGTTCTCCTTTCTAGAGATCGTCTGGCCGGAGTGTGTACTTGAACAGGAACTGCGCCCGCAGCGCTCCATGCAGCGAACGCATCCAACCGAGATCGGTCTGACATCCGAGGTAGCGGATCGCCCCGTTGCCGTAGCGCCCCGTCTTCACGATCTGCTGGTTAAGCTCGACATCCATTAGCACCCGCTTGATCAGTTCGCGCCGCAGCGTTGTTAAGTCGGAACCAACCTCGTCGGCCTGCTGCGCTATGATGATCTCAGGTGTCATCTGCACATTGTATGGCCGATGCGGCTGCTTCATTGACACGTCATTCGCGCCATCGGAGTCCTCGTCGCCGTCGAGCACGATCACCGCCGGCAACTGATCTTCCGGGATATCAACATTGTTGCGATACGCGGATCGCATATTCGGAATGGTGGCGACTACCTCGAGCAGCCGCGCCAGGATGTCCTCGCGAACATCAGCCATTGGTGGACTCGATAGCCTTCAACAGGAACCGCACCTCGCCGGCATCCTCACCATTCGGGCTACCGCGTATTTCGTATGAACGCACAACCCAGGATCGGCCGTTGAACATCAGCACTGCATCCGTGTAATCGTCGCGTGCAATCCCGTTGCCGGCGAGTTCCGGGATGCGGGCATAGGCACCAGGCCCGACGCTGCGCACTTCCACGGTGCTACTCGTCTGTGTCTTCGGCCGGGTGTCGTCGATCACGGTGAGCGCGACCTCGCCCGCCGTTCCGGCCGCGGTCAGCGTCGCCGGCACGCCGATCTCGGCATAGACCGGGTCATATAGCAGCGCGCTATAGTCGATCATCGCCATTCCCTGCGGAACGCGAACGTCCCGATATCCTCGCGGCCGAGCTCGGTCTCGATCGTGCTTTCCGACACCAGCGCGAAGCCGCACAGGTTCATCGCGACCACCAGCCCGTCGCGGGTGAAGTACCAGCAATGCTCGTCCGGCTTGAAATGCTTGGAGGACAGCGCATGCTCGGCGTCGCGGAAGATCGGCAAGGACGTAAACACCCACTCCTTCACATTGGCCAGGAGCGACTGAAAATCCGGGATATGCTCGAGCACGTCCCACAGTGTTGCAGCATCGAACGAAACCAGATGCGGATCGACCAGCAGCATCCGCTGCTCGAGCCAGGCGATGCCGGCGGGATTGACGTCGTAGCCATAGGTTGTGCGGTGGCGCGCTCGCCGCGCTTCGATGAACGCACCCGAGCCGATACCGACATCGACCAGTGCTCCCCTGTAATGCTGCTCGACAAAATTGCAGCGCGCCTGCATCAGCGCGCGGCCGAGATCGGTCTGCGCATTGCGATCGAAACTATCGAAGTACCCCTGATCGTAGGGCGCAAACCCGGCCTCGACCGGATAGTGGCCGATGCCGAGCTCCGGCCACCAGGTCAGGCGGCCGCGCGAGAACTGCGCGACCAGCGATGGAACTGCCCGACGGGGTCGGCGATCCTCTTGTCGCAGTTGTGCAACATATTCGTGCATCGGCAAAAGTTCTCCGGGACGGCAAACCCGATCCGGCTGAGATCGAGCCGCGGGTCGGTGATCTTGGCGGGTGCGTTGTGGCCGCCGTGGCCGCCCAGCACCACGAAGGTCTTGACCTTGAGCGCAAGCCCCGCCGGGACGATCCAGCCGACGCCACCGATGACGATGTCGGCGTCGCGCACCAGGGCGAGCAGCTCGCGCACCGCCAGTTCGCCGAACACGAAATAGCGATGCGCCGGCGGCAATTCGCCCACCGCCCATTCCTGGTCGGGCACGATGTCGGCAACCGCAACGACGGTATGGGTCGCCATCAGCTCGTGCGCCAGGTCAGCGATGTATTCCGGCCGCGGGTTGCGCGCCTCGTTGCGCCATTCGCTGCGCACCGTCACCGGCCGGATGACCGCGATCGGCCGCTCCGAGACCACCGGCGATGCGCCCATGTCCGGCAGATCGAACAGCGCCGGATCGAAGGCGACTTTCAGCACCGACCATCGACGCTCGAGCGCAGTGATGATCGAGGCATGCGTCAGATCGGCGCCATATCCGACCTTGACCTCGCGCATCGGCACCAACCGTCGCGACCACAGATCCGCCGGTTGCCGCGCCATGTTCTTCTGTTGCGTCCGCAGCTTTCGTCCGCCGCGCACGAACTTGATATCGAGGTCGGCGTAGAGCTCGGGCCATGGCGTCTCGAGATGGATCTCGTATTGCGCCGCTGCCGCGCGCACGAACGGCCGCTGGAATACATTGTCGCCGAGCCCGTACATCCCCCGGATGAGGACCGGCTTACGCCGCGCGTCGTTCAAGGACATCCTGCAGGCTGATGACCGGAAGCAGATCGGCCCACGCTGTTCCCGGCGAGGCATTGTATGCCGCGATCTTGAGCGTCCGCAGCGACGGCACGATCGTCACCAGGTCGGCGTGCTGCTTGTCGTAACAGCCGGGCCGGTGCGGCCAGCGATGCGGCTGGTGATGATGGCTGCGGCCGTCGGCAGCGAGCCGGCCATCGGCGCCGAGCCAGACGATGGTGCCGCCCGGCCCGATGAGATGCGCCGCCAGGTTGGTCGCCGCCGTCAGCGAGGTCCATTTCTGCATCAGGCCGTCGTGCGCGAGCGCAAGCCCCGGCGGTTTGGCGGCGCGGCACATCAGCACTTTCTTATCTTCCGAGCACATGCGCGAGGTGGTGACGACGCGGCCGCGGAAGCTCGCAACCGCCGCCCGGTTGTCGGGCTCGTTCCACCAGCGCCAGTCGCCGAAGTAGAGGATGTCCGCCCATGGCATCTTGTGGACGCTGGAGTTGATCGCGATCACGCGCCGTCCGCGCAGCGCCTCCAGATCGACCCCGAGCACCGACGGCCCGCCGCCGACGATGAACACGGTTTCGCCTGGCCATTCGCGCGGGACCGACCAGAACGTCACTTGCGTCGCCTGCTCCTGTGGACACCCTTGCGATAGCCCTTGTTCAAGGCTGCATTGCAAATCGCCGCAGCACTGGACTTGCTCTTGCCTTTGCGTCTCAGTGCCTCATAACACGCCGGATTCTTGATTGACGGACCATGTTGTCCTCTTGGCATAACCCCCTCCTTCACGCGACATAGAGGCGCCGATAAGGTTGGATCAGATTGGCCACGGCTGCCGACAGGTAGCCCGATGACGCGGTCGACAGCGACGAGGTGAAATAGCTGACGCGGGTATCGCCATGCTGCACCTCGCGAATGCTGGGATCGCGCGTGCCCGACGTGCGGCCCTCGTTCACCGCCTGGATGATCGCCTGCTGCAGCCGGGCCGGCGCCTGTTCCGGCAGATCGTAGCCGCCTGAATAGAGCACGGCGACGACAGTTTCCGCCCAACAACCGCCGGTCCACAGCCGGCCGCTGTCGGGATCGAACTCATAGTCGGCGGCGGTTGCGCCCGCGGTCGAGACTTCGGCGATCTCGATCACCGGATAGAGCGACAGCGTCAGCGCCTGCCGCGGCAGCATGTTCTCATTGCGATCGAAGGTGAAGGTCTCGAGCGCCTCGGCCAGGCCGAAACGGCGGTTGCAATATTCTGCAATGATGCGTGACTGCAGCGTGATGGCGGCCTGCAGTGCCGCGTCCTCGCTGGTGCCCTCGATGCCGAGCGCAAACTTGAGGTCGTCGAGGCTGATCAGATCGGGACCGGCGCTGTCGGTCGACTCGCTGAGGATTTCGAGAATGGAATGCATTATTTGAACCTGAGCGGTTCGAGCGCGCGTTTCTCATCTGGCCTGGCGTCGCGGCCGTCGCTGCCGCGCTTGACGGCGAGGCGCCAGTCGTCCGACTTGCCGGGCTTGGCGCTGGTCTCGGCCTGGGCGATGAAGAACGAGCCGCCAAGGGTGACGCCGTCGCCGGCGGCATAGGTCGTGCCCTCCTTCCACACTCCAGCATCGAGAACGATGGCGGTCTTGATTTCATGCACGGTGTCGCCGATCGCCCAGCGCAGGGTGCGGCCGCCGTCCGGCGTGGTGACGGTGGCGGTCTTGAACGCGCGCCCGACCTGCTCGGCGGCATAGTCCTGCAGGTAGGTCAGATCCGCGGCGTTGCGGCCGGGCTCGCCCTTCTGGCCGCGCTCGCCGTTCTTGCCGTCGAGGCCGGCCGGCCCCATGGCACCAGGCTTGCCTGGCTCGCCGCGCTCGCCCTTCTCGCCGCGCCCACCTTGCAGCCCACGCTTGCCTTCTGGGCCGGTATCGCCCGGCGGCCCCGGCATACGCGCCAATGCTCGCACCTCGGCCAGGGCGCGCTGGCACAGGGCTAGGCAAACGCCGATGGCCTCGTTCCAGGTGTATTGCGGCGCAGGGATCGTCGAGTGATCGCTCATGCCCCTTGCCCTATGCTGCCAACATGAAAGTCATCACCGCCGCTTCATCATCGTCATCGTGTCGCCCGGTGGCGGCGCCGGTGAATTTCATGATTGCACCCGAACCCGAGCCGCGAGTGCCGACCGCGCCGGCACTGGTCACCGAAAGAGCCTTGAGCATCGCCGTCGCGTGGCCGGCCTGGCCGCTGGCCCCGACTGCCGCCGCGCGGACGAGGAGCTGCGCCGCGCTGCGCCCGGCAACACCGGCCGTTCCTGCCGCCGCACCGGTAAGGCCGGGAAGCCGACCAGCGCCGACGCCGACGACGCCGACGACGCCATGCGCCTCGCCCTCGAGTTCGGGCAGGATGCCAAAGCCGACACCCACGACCGGCAACAGCCGCAGTTGCGGACGGCGACCGCCGCCGCTGACCGGAATCTCGGCGGCGATGACTTCGGCGTCAGCGGTGTCCGAGGCCGGTAGATAGGTGACGTCAGCGGTCGGCCAGGTCGTGCTGTCGGCGGTGAAGGCCGTCGTCGAGTCGACCGTGACCGGATTGATCGGCTCAACTATCTCGGCGGCGATGACTTCGGCGTCAGCGGTGTCCGAGGCCGGTAGGTAGGTGACGTCAGCGGTCGGCCAGGTCGTGCTGTCGGCGGTGAAGGCCGTCGTCGAGTCGACCGTGACCGGATTGATCGGCTCAACTATTTCCGCGAAGAAGATTGTCACAGCAGGTTGGGCTTTAGCTGAATATCGCGTCGGCGCGCGCTTGCGTCAGGATGCCATCAGTTACGAGCGAGGTTTTTAGAGTAGCGACTTTCTTCTTGGTAAAATTGATAGATGGCTCGAAGACCACGACATCCCAATTCTTCGCATTGCCCGCTGTTTGCCGCCACGTCGTCGCGGTGGCGGCTCGATATTCTGCGTTGGTAAATCGCCCAATGAAATCCGGTGTCGATAGCGGAACGGTCGGATCAATCGGAATGGTGGCGATGACATTGTTACCGGCATCGATCTGAATCTGTGTAGCCCCTGCACCCGGCACAAAGCTCCAAGTGGCACGATCATTCCCATCAATGACCTTTGTGGCTTGGACCGGGCACCCTGCATCTTTGATGGCACCTTGTAGTGTTGCAGCGTCCATCTTAGTACCTCACATCCACATCTCTACTTGTATACCCTGTGCTTGAAAACCTGCCTGCGGCGCGGAGGCACCATGAAAACTGGTTCCGCCAACATTCGAGTATTCAACTGCATTGACAACGTGAAAACCAAGAACGGGGAGGAAACGACCAGTCACTGAGACGCCAGCCTGAATGCGAAGGGAATAACCGTAGCAACCAAAGGCCTGAAACTCAGGATTTCCAGATACCCAATCCAGATGCAATCCAAGAACAGTTCCTTCACCGCTAGTCTGACTTGAAACCGGCCCTGTCCACCACATTGCATCAACAATAGATTCTGCAAGACCATCAACAAAGCCAATAGAATTGTCGCCGCTGCCATTAGCATTTCGCCAACCGGCCGGGACAGAATAGCTGTTTGTGCTTTCCCGATTTACAGATATCGTTCTGACTCGATTATAGGCATTGTAAACCCCAAGCATAACGCCAGCCACACCACCCGGCGCCGCTGCGGGATTGAAGATCATATCAAACGTCGATGTCGCATTGCTGCGCGTGGTGCCGACATAGGTGCCACGCTGTGCGGCGGGCCCGTTGGTGATCGAGGCATTGTTTAGCCAGATGCCCTTGACCATCACCAACGCAGTACCAGCCGACCGCGTCGTATCGTTCGTCCAATCTGGCCCGTGGCTGATGCGCAGCGTACCCACGTCATTCCACACAAACCAATCGTTGACTTTGCTGTCGCCAATCACTGCTGGTGACTTCGTCGTATCAGTCGTGATCGCCGACAGTTCAGTAAATGCCAACATGCTAAAAGTCGTGCCATCATAGATCGGGCACAGATTACCTTGGTATGGCGGGTAAAATATCGTCGTCTTGGCCGACTGCGTCGTGGTCATCACCGGCGTCAGCGTCTGCAGCGTCAGCCGTCCTTGTGGCGGGCCAAATGGTGCGATGGCGGCCACCGCCGCGGTCACGAAGGCGGTGGTCGCGATCGAGGTATCGTTGTCGCCGGCCGTTGGCGTGACCGCCCGGGCGTCGCCGGTGAACACCGGCGCATTGAGCGGTGCGGCCCCGATGTCGCTCAGCACCGTTGCCGCCGCCACGCCCTGGATGGTGGTTGCTGTCACCCACTTGGCGTATTGCCCCGAGGTCGGCGTGCCGGAATTGCTGACATTGCCGCCGCCGCCGGCGGCATTTGCTTTGATCTGTCCTGCTGTGGTGCGATCCCACGTTATCGTCGCGGTGTCGGTCAGCACCCGCTCGCTGGTCAGCGTCGCGTTGGCCGTCGATGTGATGTACTCCGCCCCGACTGGAGCCGCGGTGCCGCCGCCACTGGCCGCGAACGCAAAAATGATTTCCTGATTGTTGCCGGGTGGTGTTCCGCCGCCACCATTGAAGGCGACATTCAGTTGAAACCATGTCCCATTATCCACGGGCGTCGACTGCAAGACATAGCGCGCCCAGGTATCGGAGTCACTCGCATCCTGACACTTGATGATATCGCCGGCGACCTGCGTCCGCAGCGTGTTGGCTCGATCAATCCCGTTGATGCTGATTCCATGGATTGCAATTTGCGTAGCGTTGGCAGCATCGCCGCTATTGGTTCGGAAACGGCCGGATGTTGGGCTGGTACTTGTATCAGTGCTGTTTTGATTGTAATTCCAGATGCCTTCTGTACTGCTACCTGCGCCCGATGTATAAAGCTCCGTAAAATTATCATTACACTTCTTGAACGCGACCCGCGGATTATCGCCGCTGCCGTCATTCGGCGCAGCACCGATATTGATGTTCTGCTGTGCCATTGCTCAGGGCATCGCCAGCCGGAACGATTGCAGCCGCACCGGGCCGCCGCGATAGATCTTGGTGGTGTTGAGCTTGATCACGGCATCGCTGTCCTCGTCGCCGACCGTGCACAAAAACACCGTTCCACCATTGCCGCCGATGATGCGTGCCATGGTCACGGTGCCCTGCGCCAGTGCGGAATCTTCCTCGGCAATGTCGCGAAACTCAAGTTCACCGTTGACCGCTTCAAGCGCTGCCGGATCAGACAATCGCAGCACGGCAAGCAGGCGATCATTTTCTGCCAATAATTCAATGCTGCCGCCGTCCATCATGGAGGCAAGCACGTCGAGCATGGCATTGCCGGCTTGCTCGGACAGCTCGATGATCACGGCTTGGTCTCCCCCGCCAGGGCAGGCTCGTAGACCGGAACGAAGTTGCCGTCGGCGTCACGCTCGATGCGGGTGACCTTGGACGATGGCCGCGGCGATTCGCTGCGCTGCTCGAGCGCCGGCGACTCGTGCAGCAGGCGCACCGCGCTCGCGACTTGTCCGGCGAGCTCGGGCGGCAGCATGGCGAGCTCGCCGCTATCGCCTTTCGGTCCGGGCGGGCCTTGCTGCCCTGATGGCCCCCTTTCGCCGGCATCGCCCTTCTCGATTGGTCGCGCCTCAAGAACGGCAATGCGCGCGATAGGCTCCGCTACTGCTTCGGTCACGACCTCGCGCACGAACGGCACCAGACCCTTAGCGAGAACGGCGATTGCGTTGCGATCCATTGTAGCCTCGCGATCAGGCGGCGAGCGCGCAGTGCGCGGCCTTCAGTTCCAAAGTAAGCCAGCGCGCGTCTTCCTCATCGACTTCCCATTCCTTGGCTGGCTCGGTCTTCGGTGCTGCCGGATCCGACTGCGGCGGCGGCAGCGCCGGGGGCGCGGGCGGCTTTGCCGGCGCGAACGGATCGGCCTGCGCGTCGCGCTTGGCGAGCGCCTCCAAGGAATAATTTTGCTGCTGGAGGTACGGCGACTCGCCGCCCGTTACCGGCTTGAGATCGAGCTTGCTGCGGCCTTCGTTCGGGGTCATCACGCCGGCGCCGACCGCATCGCGAATGGCGGTGACCTGCGTCACGCTATCCATGCGCAGCAGGTTCTCGGTATCGAATTCGGTGCCCATGCCGACGCCGATGCCCAGCGCCGCGTCGAGCAGCTCCTCCATTTCCTCGATGTGCGATTGCAGCCCTTGAGAGTAGTATTCGACGTTGAGGGCCTGAACGTTGTTGTAGGTCGGCAGCACGCCGACGCCGACCTTGTAGGGCGGCACATGGTAGACGCTGCAGACGACCTCGGCCGACCATTTCAACTGCTCGATCATCTGCCCTTCGACATTGGTCATCGCCATCTTTTCGTATTTCATGCCGCCGGACATCACCGCGACACGGCCGAGATTGACCCGCGAAAAGCGCTGTTCCCATTCCTCCTTGATGCGCTTTTCCTGCACGTCATCGATCTCGCCGGGCGTGGTCAGCAGGCCACCGGGCACCGATGCATTCTCGAACAGCAGCGCCGAGGTTTTTTGCGCGTTGAGGCCGAGCATCGAGGCCAGCCCGGAGGCGAACACCGGCGGCGTGCCGACCAGCGGGTGAAACAAGCAGTTGAAACGATCGTGGATGATCTCGCGCGCCGGCACGATGATGTCGTCGATGTCGGCCAGGTTGTCACTGCTCAAGCGATAGAACACGCTGCCGTCGTCGGCGACCAGCGGCTGCACCCGCGTCGGATCGAGCACATGCAGCGCGGTCACCACCTGGCGGTTATCGCGCACCTTGAGCACATAGGTATTGCCGCGCGAGAGTTTCGACAGCACCCAACATTCCCAGAACTGATTCCTCGTCTGATAATCGTTCGGCCGCCGCAATACCGGGCTGAACGCCGGGTTTGTCGTCTCCGACCAGATGTCGTTCTTGTCTCTCTCAACGAGCTTCACCCGCAGCTTGGCGATGTCGCGAGCGATCAAGGTCTTGCAGGCGAAGTCGGCATGAAATGACGACGCGGTATCGACATTGATCTCAAGATTGCGCTGCCACGCGCCGGTGAATGGCTCGCGGATCAATGGATACCAGCCGCCGCGATCCGTCGGCAGCGAGTTGAGCGCCTTTTGCTTCTCGCCGGTGAACGGGATCGGCATGCCGAAGATGCGCATCAGCGTTTTGCCTGCGCGATCTCTTGCTGCAGCCGCGTCACACCCCAGCGGCGATCGACATCGATGCCGGCCTGGGTGGCCTGCAGTCGCAGGTCATCGAGCGTTGCCTCGATGCTGGCGGGTTCGAGCTCGGGTTCAGGCTCCGCGACAACTTCGGCCTTCGCTGCCGGCGCCTTCTTCGCCACCTTGTCGGCAAAGCGCGCCTTCTTGCCCGCGACCAACGCGATCGCATGCCGCGGCGGCACCTCGTATTCCTCGCCGGCGGTCAGGTGCCGGGTGCCGTACTTGTGCGGCTTGATCGCCATCAAGGAGCGCATTTTCATTCGGCTGTCCCTTCGGAAAAAATGGGGCAGGCGGAGAGGCCACCCGCCCCGAGGCGCGAGGAACTAGGCGGTGTGGACGGGTCCGCCCCAGTCTGCGCTGGTGAGATAGGCAACCGACTGCGTCCGGCGACGAGCCCAGTTGAGCACCCGTTCGGCGCGCACGGCGATTGAGTTCGTTTGGTACATCGAGACAAGCGACGTTGCTGTTGGTGTGATCGATGAACCTGTCGGCGCATCGGTCATCTCGAGCGAAGCCTCCGTGCTGGAATCGACCGACACCTCACCATCATCCGCCAGATAGATGTCCGACGCATTGACCAATGCAACGATGCCTGCAGGGACATAATCGCTGACAATCACCGGGTAGCCGAAAAGTGTTCCACCAGTGAATGACATGGAGGCGAATTCCGGCTGGCCGAGCGGGTTGGTCAGCGATGCAAGCCCTCCCGCAGTGGTCGATCCCATGATGAACACGCCGCTTGTTGGGGGATTATTGGCGGCCGTGTACTTGGCTATGAGAGATCGAATGTCGACCCGGATTGCATCGGCATCGTCACCCGACGATACGATCGTTGCCGCACCGTTGGTGATCGAGGCCGGCGAGATGCCCGCCACTGCCGCCTTCGACGGCGTGATGAAGTCGATATCAATCCGCTCTCTGACCGCCGCTCCCAGCTGATCGCGAACGATCGTATCCGACTTGGGCGAACTAAATCTCACCGACTCCATGGTGAGAACGCAGATGGTCGCCACCTTGAGCGGCGCCAGCGTTGTGCGAGTGAAGGCGAACGCAGTGAGCGGTTTCGCCTTTCCTTCCCCGGTCCACCAAGCAGCACCGCCAGCGGTTTGCGCAATCATCGGCACATTGAACATGACATTACGCAGTGACGGGACGCCTCCTTGGCCGAACCGACCGAGAATCGTTTGCGGCCGCAACCATTCGATAAAATCTTGAGCGGTGCCACCTTCCAAGCTCACGAGATTAGCGGCCCAGTTACCAGAGATCGTTGAGCCCGCTACGACGTTGGCCTTTTGAGTCAATTCAAGCGTTACCGGACTGTCTGGTCCGTACAGTTCCGTAGCGATATCGCCCGCGGGGCGGTATTGTCGATGCGAGAGGATTTCGCATCTGAGCCTTTGCGCGAAACCAATACCCGGCTGAAGCTTCGGCGGTGCCTTGACGCTGATGATGCCGCTGCGCGCGGCAACCCCGTCGTCGGTCCTCTCGCCCTTCACCGCCTTGGCTGCAAACGCCTTGGCCTGCTCGATCTTGCGCAGCCGCACAAGGTCTTTGTCCAGCGCCTCGACCTCGGACGAGAGGTTGTCAAACTCATCTTGCTCGCCCGCGTCCGAGGTGCGATCCTCGTCGAGACCCTTTTGCATCACGGCTTCCATGCGCGCCGCACTCGCGGATCGCTTGGACTCGAGCGCAGTAATTTGCTCGGCAATGGTTTTCATGGCGCCCTCCTGGGCAACAGACTTCGGTTGCGATGATCCCGAGGCGCCGGGTGGGTTGAGATGAACGACACGACGCGGCTTTGCTTGGCCGGACGCGGCCCGCTGCGCTGTGTCGATCGATTTGATGGTCGCGATGGTGGCTTGTTGGTTCGCCGGAATCGTCACGGCGGAAAGCTCGAGCCAGTCCCATTTGATGAAACGGATTCCCTTCGTTTCAGTAATGAACTCATGCTCGATCGCCTTGAAGCCGATCGAAAGGCCGGGAACCAGTCCGGCTTTGATCAGCGCCCAGGCCCGATCGATTTCGTCCGTCACGCCCTTGGCGATTCTGGCAACGATCTCGATGCCGGCCTTGCTGACCTTGGCATGCGTGACCTGGCCGATCGGATTGCCTGAGTCGTGTTGCCACAGCAAAGGCAACGGCAGTTTGAACTGCGCGCCGTCCGGCTCGACCACATCCTCGAGCCGATCCGGCGTCGGCGTCGATGCCATGCCGGTGATGGTGCGCGCGTCCTGGTCCACCTGCTTGATTTCAAGCAGGGCGTATGCCCGGTTCAACATGGTGGTGGCCTCGTGTTAGGCGAAAAACAATCGGCACTCCGGCCGCTTCTGCGGCGTCGGATTGAGCGCCATCAGCGCCGACGCATTGAACAGCGCCATGAGCGGGTCGATCTTCCCATAACCCGAATCATCACGCGCAATCCGCATTCCGGTCGGCGTCGGGACAATCCTTGCGTTGCCGGCGCACCACGTCATCAGCGCCTGGCCGCCGTGCTTGAAGCTGCCGTCGACTAGTTTCCGCTCGACCGTCTTGATGCTGCCCATCAGCGAGAGACCTTGCCTGATGCCGACCAAGAGTTTGTCCTCTTGCGTGACGCCGATTTTCGCGAGGGCATCGACAATGCCGCCGATCCCGATCGCGTCCACGCCGACACCGGCAAGTTTTTTCGTGCCTTTAACTTTTTCCACGATGTCCGTGACAAACGAAATGTCATCCGGCAATTCCTCGACCACGGTTAAGTCGCCGTCGGCCTGAAACCTTTCATAAAAGCCGGTATTAGCTTTCCGCCGCTCGAGCCCTTCCGGCGAAATCAACGCATGCGTCCACGCCAGATGCGCCTTCGTGTCCTTCTCGCGCCCGATCACCGCAATGCCCAAGAGGTCGTCGAGCCCGCCGCCGTCGATGCCGACCACGACTGCTTCCGAACGCTCGAGCACCGCATCCAAGGTCAAGCCGTCCTCAGTGCCGCGATCCCAGACATTGGCGCCGGCCCAGCCGTCGGCGCGCAAACTCAGCCCGATTTGCACGTTAAAATGTTGACTGGCAATTAAGCCAAGCGCCGCCGGGCCGTCGGCCTCGGCCCGCACGATCTCGCGCGCCAGGAAATTCTCGTTGGTCGATCGCCCCAGGTTAGGGTTGACCAGCGGCCAGTAGCGCCGCTCCTTCCAGCCGCCGTCGCGCGCCAGCCGATCCGGCAACTCGTACAGCACCGGCAGCAGCGGCATCCGGGTCTTGCCGTCCCGCACCGCGCGCGCCATCGCCAGCTCGGAGGCGAAGACACCGCTCGGTGGTTGCTTGCTCTGGGTCGTGGTCTGAAACAGAAAACCGTCCGGCCGCTTGGTCAGCGCGCCGCGGAGTTCGATGAACACTTCCGCCGCGTTGGCTCGTTTAGCAAAGACATGGGTCTCATCGATCATGGTACCCAGCGCCAGCGAGCCGGTGATCACGTCGGTATCCGCGGCCTTGATCTGCAGGCTCGCGCCGGTCTGCCGGTGGGTGATCTTTCGGATGTGATCCTGCACATGCAGGATCTTGCTGAGCTCGGGATCGAGCCGGATGGTGCCCTTCGCTTGCCGATACGCGATGCTGGCAATCTCGATCGTGGGGGCGACGAAAAGAAACTCTGCGGAGGGTCTCGGATTGATGATCAGCGCGGTCAGCATCACCGCGCCGCCATTGGTCGACTTGCTATTGCCTTTCGGAATTAATTGGAACACCTCCGAGATGTGTCGGACGTTGGTGGCCCGGTCGAAGCTCCCGAACAGCGCCGCCACGATCGGGTAGAACCATTCCCCGCAGACGTCCCCCAGCCGCGGCGTCCCGATCACGTCCGGCAGCCGCAGCCGCTTGAAGCACCGCAGTGCCTTGGCCGCCTCGCCCTCGTACAGCGGTAGTTCCGGGACCAGGCTGCGGCCGTCGAGGATGCGCGCCTCCCAGTCCAGGCAGCTCGTGTCCCAGTCCTCGACGCCAATGCACGGCCCAGACTCAGGCAAGGCCGCTCGTTCGTTTTCAAGGACGGGGGTTAGGTGGAGCAAGGGAGGGCCGGTTTTAACGCATGGGTGCCCGAGGGGTGTAGCGCCGCGACGCCTTCGCCTCGGGGGGCATGGGTCGCATCAGTTGACCTGATTGACCTCGAGGTCGTCGGACCACTCGGTTCCCGCCCCGCCAGCCGTCGCCGCAGCCTCGGCCCGCTGGTCCTTTTTGCCCATGGGTGCGGCATCAGTCAGCCGGGGATGGCAATAGGGTGCCGCCGCGATCGCCATCTTGTCTCGCCGTAGTTGTGAGGCATTCGGATCACGGATAACGGCAAGCATGTAATCCAGCGGCAACAGTCCACCGCTGAGTTGTTCCTCGGTGATGACCTGTAGGGCTGGCGGTCGA